ATTTTGTCATTTGTATTGTTTAGATCCAATGTATTTAAATACAAAAAGTATAATGAAATAAATGCGCAAAGCTTATGTTCTGTGCGAAAATGCGAATACGGAAAGATTTATCGCTACAAGGTTGGTATTAGAGAGTGTAGGGTTTCGTGTGATTTGCGTTCCTTATGAAAAACACGAAGATAAAGTGTATTCAAATAAAATAAGTATGCAAAAAATTTACAGTACGATTATGGAGGACAGCGAAGAATGGTCGTATGTTTTTGAAGATGACATTAATAAAACGACGGACATTACTATTCAGGAAATAATAGAATATGAAAAAATATCTTCTTTTGTATTTTATTTGGGAGTATGTATGGTTGATTATCAATGTGTCTTCGACACTGGCAAAAAAGTGAATGGACACCCAGTTAAAGATGTCAGTCATGGCTGTCGTGGTCTACATGCCATCGGGTTGTCGAAACCGGGTGCGACAGCTTTGTTATGTCATTCCCAACACTCAAACGAAAGATATATGGATGTCATTTTAGAAGAGTTCTGTCACTATCACCCAGCCAATATCGTTAGGTTCGATCTACAAAGTCCAATTATAGAAGGACACAGAGGAGTGTTTTTCCAAAACAGAGTAGCTTTTCCCTCCACAATTTAAGGGACACACGTAAAATCGAGAGAAAAAATTGATTCAAACGAATTAAATATATATGACGTTATATACTTAAGCATCAACACGATACAATGAGCTCATCTTATCAGCAAGCGATCACCGATATCGAGAACCAGTATACGACTCCTCGTTTCTGGAACATCAAGATCCCCGGCCGGCCCGACGAGAACAACCTGGTGGACAGATCTTGCGACGTTATGCGCAAATATTTCACAGACCCGAAAGAGCCGTGGAACCAGAAAAAGAACTTGGGAGACATTGAAAACCAAATAAAACCCACAAAACTAGCAGATAGCCCTTATATAGATAGATCGACTGCTGTATTGAAGAAATATTTCACGAATCCAAACGAATCGTGGAATAAATAAGGCGAGGAGGGAAAATGACCACAAAAACAAGATTCCCAGGGAATATAAATAAAACTCTACTATCGCGTACTAGACCCTTAGACTCACACCATTTGTCGTCTGTATATCACATACTAGACAGTTTTACACCAACATTTAAAATTTTAAATCACTTTTTTTATTTGTTTGTTGTTTGTTGTTTGCTTAGAAACGAGAGAAAAAATTGATTCAAACGAATTAAATATACATGTCTTTATATACTCAAGCATCAAGACGATACAATGAACTCATCTTATCAGCAAGCCATCATCGATATCGAGAACCAGTACACGAATCCTCGTTACTGGAACATCAAGATCCCCGGCCAGCCCGACGAGAACAACCAGGAGGATCGATCTTGCGACGTTATGCGCAAATATTTCACAGACCCGAAAGAGCCGTGGAACCAGAAAAAGAAGTCGGTGGATTTTGAAACAAAACCAGCTGATAGCCCTTATGTAGACCCTTCGACTGCTATATTGAAGAAATATTTCACGAATCTAAACGAACCGTGGAATAAACGAGCGGAGGAGGAGATAAAGTTGAAGGAGGAGGAAATCAAAAGTAATAAATAACCACATCATTAGTAGTCGCACCTTAATAAATGCTAGAAAGTTTTTAAAACATTTTTAAATCTTAAAAATCACGTTTCTCCTCATTCTTGCGTTTACAATCGAGAGAAAAAATCGAGAGAAAAAATTGATCTTGATAACTATCCATGATCCAGATGGATACATTTGATAGAATCACCATTCAAAATGAAATTCGAGTACAACTTGGTAAAGTTGTTTAGTGCACTCCCACAAGACATGATCCGAGCCATTCTGGAATTCGACGATACGTATCACAACACTTTCAGAACAGATCTATTCCGAGAACAGCTCATTTCCGTTTTCTGGAAACAGTCTTTCATTGAGGACGCCGTATACCGCTTGGTATTTTCGAATCTAGAAAAAATCGTCAAGACTCGCCAAACGTTCATGAGACCAGCCAACGACTACGTTATTATGGCTGGTCGATTCCAGACGAAGTTTACATACACAACAATCAGCGACATGCGGACGGAAATTCGTTTGATATTGTCCCCGTATAAGAATTTCATGCGATGGAAGATGATTCCGGCCCAGGACAGACAATTGTCTTACTCGACAAAACCCATTGCATGGGACGGATGTATCGGAAACATTGCCCATGTTCGATCTGACCCGCGAATGTTCTTGTCTCTCTTCTACGGCGAAGGTTCACTCGGAGGACTTCTCGTGCAGCACGAAACCCCGGCCGAGTTCGAACATATCGGAGACACTTTTTGGTTTTAATCCTTTTAATTATTATAAACAAAAACTATTTTTTTCCTCTGAAAAATGAGAGAAGAGGAAAAATTGATTTTGACGACTTTACACATATATACACAACACAACAGGGAATAACAAATCATAAAGCAAAAATGTCATACAGAGTGCACCCGGTACAAGAATTGAACCCGACCCAATGGCTTTTGAATAATTGGCCGAATGTTCGCATAGCATCAAAAAGGACATTGATGGAAAGACAACACTTCCCACAATATGTACAGGAGTACATTGAAGAAAAGTGGATTAAAGTCAGCGACTCTTCGGGTGGGATTTGGGAGGAACCCGTTTATCATCATCAACGGAAAATCCGAAGAGACATTCCGTATAAAGCGACTCTCACTTTGTCAGAGAAAGAAAAAAACAACAAGATGATTGACAGAACGTCAATCGATTTCGAACACCCGAGAACTGGAAAAGCAATGACTTTTTCCGAAATGAGAAAACTGTATAATTGAAATCATCGCCCTTAGTTATAATTATGTTGTGTTTGTTTAATGATCTTAACCATTTCTTTTCTGTTTTAAATTTAAAATAAATAATATTCGTGAGTTATTTTTTTACTTTTGTGGCGGGATTTATAATATTTACAGTTATTATATTAGACAAAATGTTGAATATATTAAATCAATCGGGCCCAGTCGGGATTCTATTACATGACGTTGTTATAGAGAAAAACGAAAAGAAATCCGCGAAAGTATTAGTCATACGACCAGGTATGAACCAACAATTGAAGCATATCGATACGCTTCATGCAGAAAAAAACGAAAGCGGAATAGAATACCTCATCACAGAAGATGGGAGGATAGACTGGAATGACGTAACAACCGATGAATCAATCCAATATACAAGGGAAGTAGTAAGAAATTACAAACCTGATTTAATAATGGCAGGGTCTAGAGGTGCTGATCTGGTCGCTGAAATTATTAAAGAATATGACGGTCGTATTCTTTTATTTGGTCCCGTACATTTAGACGACGTTTTCAAAGAAAATAATATAGATTCTTCTCAAAAAAACGTGATTATTGTGGTTCATGGTCAAAATGATCCAAATATGCGTATAAATCGCGTTCGATTCTTGGTGAATGAGAGTAAACAAAAATTGATTGAAATCGAAAATATGGGACACACATTCGAATTCAATGATTCTTCCAAGATTAAACTTTTGGTAAATTATGCATTGGGTGTGAATAGCGGCGAATCGAAAAGGGAAAAGTCAACATCAAAGTCAAAGTCAAAGTCAACATCAACGTCAAAGTCAACGTCAAAGTCAAAGAACAAAAAAGGGAAGAAACAAAAAAAGGGAAAACAAACAAAAAGGAAAAATAGGAAAGAAATATGAATAGATTACAAACATTTTCGATGCACGATCGAAGGACCACATTCGTCGTACTCTTCACGCAAAATCCAGTTTCCCTGGAACGTATTGAGAGAAGTCAATATCGACCCTCCAATCCAGACACTATATTTACGTTCAGGCGGAGTGATTACCCTCACGGTGGCAGCGGGTGGCGCAAGTCGGCGTATTTCTGCAGTTAGTCTCTCGTTTATTCCCGGAAACATGGTAGTTCCACCTGACATGACGATATTTCCGAATAAATCAGCACGAATATCGATATCGCATTGCATAATCACAGCAAACGTGCTTTCGTGGATCCCGTCGCATTCTTTCCCGATAAAAGACGGTTGGAATAGAACTTCCGGACACCGAAATCGTTCGCTACCAATACAAATTACGTTTCCGTCTGGTAATTCGTATGCTTTTTCCAGTTCACCAGACGCTATTGATTTTTTCAATTCTTCGTCGTAATCCATCGCAACATAGGACATTTGTTCTTTGATGTCACGTACGATTTCCATTTCCGCAGAAGTTGTAAACGAATATCCTCGTTCGGTCAATATTTTTGATAAAAATGTCGTTAAGTCACGTCCTGCCAGATCCAGGCGTTTGATGCAATGTGGAAGAATATATCCGTCGTAGATCGGTACTACGTGTGTGACACCGTCTCCTGAATCAACAATACATCCGGTGGTACGACCAGCAGAATACAAGGAAAGCACTGCTTGAATATTCACATACATTGCGGGGACGTTAAAGTTCTCAAACATGATTTGTGTCATGCGTTCACGGTTCGCTTTAGGATTCATAGGGGCTTCAGTCAGTAGAACCGGGTGATCTTCCGGAGTGACGCGCAATTCGTTGTAGAATGTGTGGTGCCATATTTTTTCCATATCATCCCAGTTTGTTACTATCCCATGTTCGATAGGATATCGGATTACTAGAACACCTCTTTTGATTTGTGCTTCATCTCCGACATAGCAATCCGATTGGTTCATTCCGACCATCGCCTCTAAGTGTTTAGGTCTGCCCACAAGGCATGGGAAAACCGCACTGGGTGCATCGTCGCCGGAAAATCCCGCTTTACACATACCAGATCCATTATCAATCACAATCGGGTGCCAGTCGTACTCTTCGAACATTGACATTTTATATAATCCTTATATATTATATAAATTCATGTTATGTCCTTATAAAAATATATTTGGTAAACCAGGAGAAGGAATCCATTCTTATCGCATTTTCGATGTTGCTATTGCCGATGTTATCATGACATTGATCGGCGGAATTCTCTTGAGTTTGATTTTCCCTAGAGTGCCTAAACTATATATTATTACCGGTTTATTTGTATTGGGAATACTGGTGCACCGACTCTTTTGTGTTAGGACGAAAATCGATCGAATGTTGTTCGGTTAGGGTCGTTTTTTAACATTCGATCTATCTGTAGTCAGAACACCTTTTTCTTTTTCTTCTTGGGTTAGGTACTTTTCAATTTTATCATAATCATTAGTCGATAATTTATTATTCGTATCATATTGGTTTAATAATGTCAACTCGTCTGCCGTCGCACCGGTCCGAAGGTTAAGTACTCTGCTTGGACTAGTTGTTCTAGAATTACTTTGGGTTTGGGGTTGGGTTAGGTTTGACAATTTCTTTTTTGATAATAGGATTCGAGTTTGCAAATGAGAAAACATCTTTTTGCGATTTTTTGTTCGCATCCATAATCCTTTTCAATTTTCCTGCAGACTCTTTTTTCCCATCGCCCAATAGCATTTTGAGGTAAAAGTCATTCTCAACATTGTAAAATGCATGGAGCATTCCATCGAGCGGATCTCCTGGAAATTTTTCCACGATTTCAAATTGTGTATTATGTAAAACGTTCGAACTCTGATCTATTGCAAACCCCAGAGGATTCGGTAATGTTGTCATAATTATATCGGTTTCTTTGATATAGTGAGTCCTCGGTTCTGTATAATGCCCCGCGTTGTCGGGAACAAAAATGTTGCGAAACTTATCCCATAATGAAACTCGGTTCAACATTTGTAAAATATGAATGACGTTTTCTATTTCGACCATTTTATCAGTTGTTCCAGTCTTTTTCTTTTTATGTAGTGTATGTAGTGCAGCTATCAAATTATCAATGTATTCACATCGCTCTATTTTTTCAGACTCTCCTAAGTCGGTATTAAAACTCACATAACTTCCTTTTATATTATTATAATCTGGTGGAGGATATATTTTTGCAGTAGAATAATAGAAATGATAGAGTTTTTCTTCGTTGATAGTTCTTAAGGGGGGGTTATCCTTGCTGTCGGTGGTCATCATCGCTTCCATGAATTGTTCAAGATTACCATCATCGAATCTATCCCCTCCTCCTTTTTGTGTTTTCCTCGATTTTCGTTTCTTTCTCTTCATTTTTCTTGTCGGTGACATAATGTAAATAACCCTCTTATTTACGTTATAATGATAAATTATTTTCTAACCATATAATCTGCTTTGTTTTTTCCTTTTCTTTTGCGTGGATCGTTTTCTTTTCTTTTCGATAGAAACCGTTTCAATGATATCTTTATCTTCCGATGGCATGACGAGTGATATTTTTTTAACAGAGACATTTTGTTTTGTTTTTAGTTTAGTCTTTTCTTTGGACTTTACTCTGGCTTCGAGAGAACCCCCGGGATTGTATCGTAGAAACCAATATTCGAATTCCTCCGTATTTCTTTTTTTCTTCAATTCCTTGAATTTGTCTGCCTTTTCACTTCTCATGCTTTCCAACGTCGGTTGTTTTCCGTAACATTTAATACTGAACCGTTTTAACAATCCGTTTTGTGCTAAACGACTTTTCTGTTGAACCATGAATAGAAACTGCGACATGCACAATAACCGTTCTTTGAAATGAGAATAATACGCTCTATCCGCATAATAAAACGCTAAATAAAAACTAAGCATAGTATCGATTGTCGCCACTCTGATTTGTTTATCGCGTATAAAAAGTTCATTGTAACTATGACATGCGTTCGGTCTGTAAATAAACGCAATCGTATCTGTAGACACCATGATCTCGACATGATAGGGTACGATTTCACCGATTTCTGTATGTTTTTTAAAAGTAACATTTGCAAACCCCTTTTTTGTCAAAAGAGCAACCAATTCGGTCGCACATTTATCAGGATCTTCGTGCAGAACATCAAAGTCAGGAATGGCCCGAACTAACCGTTTCTGAGATGGTGGCATATACCGCGTATATAAACTGCTCGCGTAGCCTCCGAAAAAAACACAGAGGTTCTCGATGAAAAAATCACGAGTGGCGTAATAGATTTTCTCGCTGTTTTCGGGAGTTCCTTGAATGCTATCCATAGTACGCTGGAAATCAACCAAATAACAATGTTTGTTATAAAGAGGATAATGCTGATTCAATAAAGTCAATCGCTTCAGAACTTTTTCCCACCTCGAAACGTCGCCTTGCGGACGAGATAATTCCAGAAACATATTCATGCGTAAAAAATTAGGGGGTGCATATTTAATATTATCTACTACAATGGCATCTTTCGAAATATTTTCAAAAAGATCTGGATGTAATTCAGTGATATCCGCCATGGGAATAAAGTTGACAAACACTTTAAACGTTCCTTTGTGAACACCGGCTTTCGCTTCAACATCTGTGTATCCTGCATCATAGTAAATATTGGCTAATTTCTTTGCATGTGCTAAAGGAGTAGGGGAATAAAAATCGTAATCTGGGATTTCAGAGTCTCTGTTATAGAACTGAGATTCTTTCGGTAAAATGTTGTTGATAGCCGTTCCACCGTAACAAACATTTCCTGTGTCTCTAAGGAATTTTTCAACGATGGTGATCATTTTCAAGACATCTTCGCTCTTTGCTATTTCAGTTTGTTTTTCCATTTCGGTCTCATCTACTGCCTGACGAAGAATGGCTAATTCACATTCTTCGAATGACATTTCAGGAGTACAAATTTTTTTGGGTTTTGGTATTGGTTTATTCATTTTCTTTTTTCTATAATATTAATAGACTTTTTTTACACATACATGGAATACAATGATTGGCTGATCGGGTCGTCGTTTTTAATGAGAATATCTACGTGTTTTCGCTCTACTGTAAATGGGAACTTTACTTCAAGTTTCATGTCTTGTTCAAACAAATTCGAATCGGATTTCACCAATCTGAACAAATTCAATTTTGTGTGGATGATTTCCAAACATCTCTTGAGATTACGAACTCCCTGTTCGCCTTGGCTAAAATGTTCGCTTGAAATAATGTATTGAAGTGTATCGTCAGGAATAATCACATTTTCCTCCAGAAAATTCACTTGCTCTCTGATTTTCGGCAACAAATGTTTCCTTGCGATAATCAACTTCTCCTTGGCGTCGTATCCTTTGGTCTGGATACGATACATTCTATCTCGCAGGATAGGGTTGATTTTACTCTCGTCATTATACGAGAAGATAAACAGACATTTGCTCAAATCAAAGTCGACTTCCGAGAAATATTTGTCGTGGAATTGACTGTTTTGTGTGCTGTCGGTCAGATGTGTTAGAATTCCTACGATTTCCTCGCCTTTTGGAGTGTCACTGACCTTGTCCAATTCGTCAAAGTAAATGACCGGATTCATACATTTACTTTCCATCAAGATATTTACGATTTTCCCCCACGAACTCCCTTCGTATGTATAGGAATGCCCTTCTAGGAAACTTGCATCGGAATTTCCACCAAGTGCAATGAATGTGAATTCCCGACCCAGGATTTTGCTAATACCGTCCTTCACTAGTGTGGTTTTTCCAGTTCCCATTGGGCCTTTGATAGCGATTGCCGTGCCCATGGCGCTGGGATTTGCGATCCACTGTCCAACCATTTGTAGAATCTGTAACTTTGCGTCGTTTAATCCGTATACACAGCTGTCCAATTTCGTTTTTGCATCCTCAATGAATTTATGGCACACATCAACTCCGTCTTCCAATTTAACGTCCAAAGTTCGATAGATACCATAAGGAACGCGCATGAATCCATCTACCCAGTTTTTCATTTTGTAATACTCATTATCACTTGGCTGCATGTTCTTGAGAACATTTAATTTCTGTAAAACAACCATTTTGATCTTGGGTGGAATGTCGGATTCGAGGAGAGCTAGTCGGTATGGTTTTTCAGAAGAGGTGAATTTGTTGATTTCGGTCAAATCGTTCATCACCTTGAGCTGCTCTTTGTGAGACATTTTCTTCTTGAAGAATGACATTTCGTTTTGATTCCGCTTATCTTCATCCAAAGAAACCAATTCAAAGTATTTCTCCGTGTTGTTCTTTCTTTCCTTTTTCACTAGACTCGAAATCGATTTCCGGCATTCTTTGATTGCACGTTGCAATATTTTATTGTTTGGGCTCTTGTTGAGTTGTTCGGTCAACGTTTTTTTCAATTGAGTAAATTCCGCATACTTCTTTTCGACACTAGCTTCTTCTGTCGGTGTCGACTCTTTTTTGTTTATTGTTTTTTCATTTATTTTCTTTGATTTTTTTGAAGACGAAACTGGGGGACTATTGTTCGTTGTTGCCACAGGAATGTTATGTTCATATGTCTCCTTCATGAACGTTTTTTCATCGTCACTGTCACATACCTCATTTTTATCTTCTTTCATCATCTCCTTATATTCGGCCTCGTCATTGTTCCAACTCGACCCACCGCCTCCGAACCCGTCAATCGACAAGATAATCTCATGTCCGTCTCCGAAATTGCCATCATCTTCATCGTCGTCATCTTCTTCGTCATCATATTCTTCCTTTTTCGATTTTCTCTTCTTTTTTTGTTTGTCTGTTGATTTTACTTTCTCTTTCGCTTTTGCTTTCTTCTTTGATTTATCTTTTGCTTTCGCTTTTGCTTTCTTCGCCTTTGATTTCGATTTCGTAGATTCGAATTTGGGTTTCTTGGACGCAGCATCTTTTCTTTTTCTTTTTTTATCTTTGGATTCTTCTTCA